TCCAACCCAGCGTGCCGTACATGGCCAGCGGGTTTTCGGTGTTACCGTCGGTGTAGCGGAAGGTCTTGATGCTTTGCAGGTCAGTGATACCGTAGGCGTCCTGACCGAAAACATAGCTGGTGTGGACATCCACGCCGGAAGCACCGCTTACGGTCGGGATGTTGTTGCTGCGGACAAAGCGGATGCCGTTGAAGGTGGTGATTTCACCCTTCTTCAAGTTGCCATTTGTGCCTGCTACGCTGCGGATAGCGGCGTCACGGAAGTCGCTGTCTTTCATCAGCTGTTGTTCAACAACCGGGTCAATGACAGCCACGAACATACCGTCAGCAAACTCGCTGGCACCGTTCAGGCGCAAGTTCGTTACGGCGCTGGCAAAGGTGCTCATCGTTGCGGTATCGGTAGCGGCCAAGTCAGTCCGAGCCGAGTTACCGGTTCCAGCGTAGATAACGCCGGTACCAGCCACAACGACCGAGTTGATCTGACGGTCATAGCTGCGGGCAGCCTGTTGGGCCAAGCGCTGCAAACCGGCCTGAACTGAGTCGTGAGCCGGTGTCAGCATGGCCAGGTCGGTCAACTTCAGCACACCGCCGAGCTGGTCGATGGTGGCGTTGACTTTGGTTGAAACCAGTTCAACCGCGTCGGGGTTAACACCCTCGGTCAGGGTGCTGGTTACCGGGTCAAGCGCGTCGTAACCGACCCACTGGACTTCTTTACCGCCGTGAGCGGGGATTTTGGTTTTGCGACCGAACCGGTCAAGGACGGTCTGATACTTGGCGAGGGTGAGCAGTTTCTTGTCAAAATAAATCTGCAAGTCCTTGTCCACGCCAGCCGAAGTAGTAGTGAGAACTTCACTCATTTTTATTTACCTCGTTTGGTTTAGTTGTTAGGCGAGTGGAACATCTTTTATCCGGTCAAAGAGATCGGACAGCTCATTTTTGCCACTCGTGCCGGGTACTCCGCTCGGCGCGTCGGCGTTGGCCATCATCTTTTCGGTTGCCCGTTGGGCGTTGGCTTGGCCGATCGCTTCGCCTTGAGCTTTGGCTCCGGCGTAGGATTTAGCCGCGAATTTGGCTAATTTGCGGGCTGAGACATTAGAACCGACGAGAGTCGCCTGTGTGTCCGGGTTGATACCATTCGCAAGTAAGACCGCACGGGTGGCCTGTTGGCCGTCCGCTAACTGGTAAATCAGGCTGTCATTCAGCATTTCGCCGAACTCTTGGCCGATTTCCGGGTTGTAGTCCTTGCTTTGGGGATTAACCAGTGGGTTTTCGGCAACAGCGCTCATAATGTCGTCGTTTATAGCCCTTTGGTTTTGTTCAACCTGTAGGCTGTAAAGTTCCTGACTATTGCGCTCTTGCGCACCCTGTTGGCTGTTGAGCCAATTTATCCGGTCAATCTCCTGCGGCGTGTAATAGTCGCCGGTTTCCGGGTTTATCTCGTTCAGTAACTGCTGCCCATTGGCAATTTGGGCTTGTTGTGCCTCTAGTTCAGCGATCCGGCGTTGGGCCTCGCGGCGCTCATTAGCCATTTGCTGAAAACGCTCTTTGGAACTACCCTTTAGGCTGTCCCAGTCGTCTTGTCCAGTTACTTCTTTTGTCTCTGTTGGACTGTCGGCTGCTGTTTCTTCGGCTGGAGCGTCAGATTGGCTATCGCTAGCTTTTTCTGGTTCGCTTTCGCCTTCTGTGACTGCCGATGGGTCTAAGGACACGTCTTTGACGGCCTCAAACGCTTCATCCAAGGACTTGTCTTCGTTTTCTACGTCTGCTGAGTTCGTAGCGGCTTCGTCCAAAGCCTCGTCTTTTACAGCGGTGTCGTCTTTCGACATAGCATCTCCTTAAATCCATATCCCATAACCACGGCCAAGATGGTTAATTGTTATTCAGCTTCGCAATCGAACGGTTCGACAAGTTGCGGTTTGACCTCGATAATTACGCGGTCATCTATCATTGCCGCTGCATTTAGCGAGTAGTAGTTCTTCCCAATAAGCACATAAACATCATCGGAACGGTGGTATTGGTTTCTCTTGAGCAAGCTCGTGAGAAAGTCAATCAGGTCTTGGACGTCATCTAGCTTTGTTGTTAGCGGAATATCACGACGTACTTCTTTAGATTGAGTTACTTCCATATACAGTCCTTACTACTTGGCCGCAGATAGGGATATGAATTGTTAATGTACTTTATTCTCGTTAACGCTGAGAGGGCGGGAGCCTGAGATTAACTCCTTTGAGGCCGTCTATTTGGGGCGACCTCAAAGCAACTAACCTTTCCGGTTGGCAGCCCGGCTTATCCGTGCTTCGATGTACGTCCTTTCTTCGACTAAGCGCTCGTTAATTTCGCTGAGGGCGGTCAGGGCAGTCTCCAGGCTGATGTTCTTCTTAGCAGCAAGTCTCTGGGCTTGATTGATTGAGTCGGTCAGGGCAATTTGCTTATCCAGCCGTTTCAGAACCTCTTTAATCAGGGGCACTTGTGACAGCGTTTCCTCGATTTCCCGTAGAGCTGTGTCGTTTTGCCTGCGCTCGGTTCTAACGAGCATCGGCGAACTGTAACCAGAGGGTGAAATGTCGTTATACATTGCCGGTTCCTTGGTTCTGGTACTGCTGGATGGCTTGGGCGATTATGTTATCCGGTACGCCTTGGGCTCTTAGTTCTTGAATATGCTGCTGGGTAACCGGCGGCAGTTGTGGTTGTTGCTGCGGCTGAACTGCCCCCACATCTTGTGGCGATAGCTGAATACCGGCTTGGGCCGCTTCCTGGATTTGTCCGGCAGCCGGTAAGTCTTTGAAGTTAATGGCTTCAGTGGGCATTTTTTGACCCAACTGGGCCAAGCGCTCAACTACTTTGTCTTTTTCCTCGTCCGTTATCTTGAGTTTTTCGGGGTCTTCCAAACCGACTAAGCCGATTACCGAATTAAGGATTGAGATAGCCTTTTCGGGCAGGATGGTGAATATCTGCTGAATGGTCTGGGAACTATCAATAAACTGCTGGAGCGTTTCGAGTGCTTTTAGCTGGCTGGCGTCGTCTTGGACTTTGGAGCTGCTGGGGTCAACCTTAAAGCGTAGGGCAGGGGTTGCGCTGTCGTAGTCAATAATCATCTGGTTCTTGGCCAGTAGCGCCAGGCCGTTCTTATCGAGGACAAGGTGGCCTTCGTCAATCAAGGCACGGAGCTTGTCGGCAGTGACTTCATCGAGTTGCAACAGTTCTTTACCGGCCCGTTCAGCGAAGTAGCGGTTAATCGCGTCCTCGCTCCAGCTCTCCCACCAAGCCTCAAAGTGCTTTCTAAGCGTGTTGACATCGACATCCAGCCGAGCGTTTTGGGAGTTAATAGCTGCAGGGGTCTTGCCGTCGGTAATTACGCCTGAACCGGATGGGATGTTGGAGTGCTGGCCGCCGACCCGTTGGTAAAGCTGTGACTGCAAGTAGGACTGGGATTGGATGTAATCGTTTTGAGCCGTAGTATTTACATCCAGCGGGATAATCTTGGCGTCGGGTGTGGAGGCGTGGAAAACGGCATTTGGAAGGTATTCCACGGCTTCGTTAAACTCACCATACACGACCGTCGGCGGGTTCAGCTCTAGGGCAGAAGCGTAGCCGGCCATCTGCATACGAGCATCCATGAAGTTCTGAATCGCACCGACCACTTCGGGGTAACCCCTGCCGAGTGGATTTGTGCCGTCAATCTCGCAGTAGCACCACTGAATCGGCATTTTGCCGCGCGGGTCGTTGTTTACTTTGGTTCTAACTATCTTTTTTGAGTTGGGTTCAAAGGTATAAAAGTTGGCCTTGACGCCTTTTTGGAAGCCGGTAATAAGCTCAATGCCGTTCGCATCCAGCCCCCTGTCTTCTTCGGTTTCAGTAGTGGCTTGCTGGTCTTTTTCGGTGGCGCTGTCTAAGACCGCCTGGAGAGCTTGGGGGTCCCAAGTGGCCTCATACTTCTCACCGCGTTTCTTAGCCTCTGCCGCCCGTTGGTTCTCGCTATCAATAAGAGATTGAATGTCGGATTTCTGCCACCAGACACGGTAAAACAAATAAGAACAGGCTTCCCCGGACTTCTTGCCCTTTTGCAGCATCAAATCACCCCAGTAGATGATTTCGGGGTCGGGGCCAAAGTTAAAATCGTGCTGGGCGAAACGGTCAAAGGTGGCACAGGAGCCAAATGCTCCGGCGTTCTTGACGACTAATTGTGATTTTTCGAGTAAGTCATAGTCTGCATTGGCGAAGGGTAGGATTTTCTCGCGGTAGATAAAATCGGCCACGATCGGCAGCCAGTCGTTCTCTTGGTCGGAGGTCACTACGCCAGTCGGGGCCTGTTGGACAACTTGACGGGAGTTTTCCTCGATGATTGAGGACAACGTACCGTCAGTAACCGCCGGGTACGGCGCGATATTAGGGGCCGGTTTGTTGCGGGCCAACCTGGCAAACTCCGGGAATGGAGTCGTCAGCTTATCGGTGTAACGCTTGGCTTCCTCGTAACGCCGGAAGATGTTAGTTTTGGTGAGGTACTGATACGCCAAACAAAAAAACGGCCTTTCTTAATCGAAAGCACCGTTTTGTTGGCTAACTATCGTTATTCGGGTGTATTATACCAAATCCTCTAGCGGTGTACAACAATCGAGTAGCAGCTGGTCAGGCGGATCTTACCGGCTTCTTTGCCACTGGTCATCTTCTTGGTTACAAATGAGACATCGAACTTGTTATCATCGTCAATTATCTGTTGCATGTGGGCGGCCATCTCGGTCGTTTCGTGAGGGTAGAAGTAACTGTGCAGCTTGTAATTATCCCTGTAAAAATCCCCGACGCTGGTGCTGTCCTTTTGGTGGCCGACTGTTGAACCGTCCGGCCCGACTACTTCTATTCGTTCGTGTGTGCCGATTACCCTAGTCATAGCACCTTCCTTAAAACTTTTGCCATCTCAGGAGTTACCACAATAGGCGGCGCTTTTAGAAAAAGCTCGGCATCAATATAAGTCATTCCCGTGGGTGGTATAGCTGGCAACTCATAAACTTTCATTTCCACACTATCGGGATGTCCCCGAAGAACCCCATTATTAAACTTGATGTGCCCAGATTTGAAACGCCTATCTGGCTTTATTATGAGAGGACTTTTAGCCATCACCGTACCTCCTTAGTGGTTAAATAGTTTCATTAAATTGCCTGAACTGGCTTTTTGGGTGGTGGTTGGCTTGGGCCTTAGGCCATCAAAAGCGTAACGTGTAGCGTCTAGGGCGTGGTCAAACCCATCTTCCGGCTCATTGGTGGTCTTGCCGTCTTTATCAGTCAGCCAGAGGTATTGCCGGTACTCTTTGATTAGGTTGACGCTTCGTTTTGTTACGGATATGCGCTTTTCTTGCACGTTCTCGATGGAATAGCGCTTATATGATTTGTTATTACCGCCTTTTTTGGTTACACCGAGTAGGGGTACACCTAATGCCTGGAGTTCAGCAATCTTGCCCGGGTCGGCACTGTCGGCCATGATCAGGGTGTTCGGCTGGGCGAAGTTCTTAACAAACGCGGCAATGTCGCTGTTCAGCATACCCTTGCGGTACAGTCGTTCATCCAGTATCCAACCGCCGTTGTAGTAGTACACATCCACTATGGCCGTCGGGTCGTTCGTGAAGCCGAAGTCCATACCACGGCGCTCTAAGCGGGCTTCGTGCGGTATTTCATCAATAATTTTCCAGTCTTTGTAGATCCTGGCTTCAATTTCACCTCGTTTGCCCTCGGCGTAGACTCTGCCCCAGCTAGGATTAGACGCTGCCCGGCGTTCGATTTCCTCGACAATGGCCGGTTCCAGGGCTTCATTATCTTTGTAGGTAAGGATAAGGGTGTCTACACGGTCGTCGGTGCTGGTAATGACTGGGCCGCTGTCATCCAGTCCATAATCTTCGTACATGTAGAAGTCGCTGACCGGGTTCCAATCGGCTATGGCGAACTCCCGGGTACGAAGTACAAGCTGGTCCCAGGTTTCTTTTGGCATGTTATTGACCTCATTGCCAAACAATCTGTCGCGCCTCGGGCCTCTCACTTTGCTTGGTTGGTCGCCGCTAAAGAACTCGATCTTGCTGCCCGTCCAGTCTTTCATCTTGCCGGTTTTCGGGTCACGCAAGGGGAAGGTATAAATACTGTCGGTCTTATTCCAGCGTTCGGGTTCAAAATACGCTGCTGTTGAGTTATCGCTGGTCGGGGTTTGCATGATGCTTAGGAAGTCGCGGATTGCGCCTCTTTTCAGGTGCGGGAAACTCTCCGAAACCACACTGGTTAGGGTTGGCTTGGTGTCGGACTGCGCTAGGGCGATGAGGTATAGCAGGATTGAAACGGTTTTAGAAGCCGAAGTGCCGCCGGGGATCAGCCGGATGCGCTTGGTCAGGTGCTTAATCTTGGTTGCAGCTGTCGTTTCAATGTAGGGCATTTATATCACCGGTTAGATAATTTATTGATCTCGTTTTGTACACCGCCCGCATTTTTTGGCACCGTCTTTGCTAATCCATACCACGGACGATATATTTTGCTGGGTTTTCCATATAAATAGGCGGCTAATCAGTCTTTTTATTGACATCATCCAGTCTCATAATCGGCGCAGGCAGGTCTTTGCCGTTAGTGGTCATATCGAGCTTCTCGCCATATTTGCGGGGCTTCATCTTGGACATGTGCCACTTGCGGACATCGACTCTTAGCTTTGAGCGCTCTACGGCTTCGCGGTTGACTGCGGCATGGCCGTTTACCGTCATCCAGTCGTTTGTGCTGTTGTCTGCAATCTCGAGGATGTCTTCGCCAAAAGCCTCTGATCGTTCCTCGCAAGACTGCGCGTATTGTTTAGCAAGGTCCTCGTTTTCGCGTAACCATTCGTACCAATACAAAGGGTTCGGCCGGTCTAATGGCTTCAGGGCGCTTCTTAGACTCATGCCGTTGATAATGTCTGCACATATAGCGTCACCCACTTCTTTTGTGTATTTAGTGGGTCGCTTGGGACTGTTAGGATCGGGCTGAGGCTGGTAGGTATCTTCGTCGCTTAGTACTACTTCAGGTGCAGGCTTGCCGCTGCCTTTGCCGGTGTGTTTAGCCATTGCTTTTATTCCTCATTTTTAATAAACATTCCCGGAGGGTTTCTTGGCTGTTGACGATGCTTCGTACCATAGCTTGCTTTTCGTTGGCTTGAACATAACTACGGACAGGCGTACCGGCGGCGGTATGGGTTTTAGTGGTACGTCACGAGTTTTGTATGGTCCCGGGACTAATCGTATGGAGGTTCCAAAAAGTAATGTAGGCCGGGTGCTGTTGACATACACAACAGCTATTCATTGTTCGTAAAAGGTGCGACCGCTCGCCCTGTAAGAACGGGCATCAAAGAATCTGCGAGGGTTCTCTATGCCCGTAGCTACGTTCAAATTGTTAGTGTTTTCCAAAGAAAAACTGCTCAAGAAGCAGCTTGATACTTGTATTGTAGCATAAGCGTTCGTAAATGTAAATTATTTCACAGTAATAAGCCGACAGGGGTGGTAAACTGTCGGCAATTGGAGGTTTTGTATGGACAGGCAGCACAAGGTGGGCTGTAGAAGCGCCGGTGAGATCCTACGGGATATGCACCCGGGCTGGTTTCGGTAAGCAAGAGAGCCGGGGTTAATCCTGGCTCTTAGTGACGCCCAGTACCGCCGATAGGACAGACGGGGGTATGGCTTGTATCTGAACTTCTCTGTGGGGCTTTTTCGCCGTAAGTGCCATGACTGGTATCTGCTGCTCCACTAGTGCGGTGTAGACGGCTTGCTTGAGGGCGGTTTTGGCTTCGGTCAGTTGTTCTTTGGCGTACCTAACGTCTGCTGCACTTTCAGCCCCTCTAAGATTGTCTTTTGCTTCTAGGGCTAATTCCAGCAGTTCGTCAAATGCCGAATCGAGCGTCGGGGTCTTACTCATCTCAATCTTCCTTTCTATTACGTTGGGTATCCTGCTCCCCTTCTGTACGGGTGCGGAGAGTGGCTTCCAGTTCTTTTCTTAGGGCTTCGTGCCTGTCGATTGAGCGACCCTCGTGTAAGTTGGCTTCTTTTACCCGACCACGTAGTTCTGCCACTGCCTCGGCCTGTTCGATGTAGCGGGTAAGGTCAGCTAACGCCCGGTCTATGTAATGCTGGTCCGGGTAGTTGAACATGGCCGGTTCAATGATTTTGAATAGCTCGTTCTGAGGCTGGTCTGGTGTGGGGGTCATGGTTCGCCCTCCAACCTTGTTCGCATTGAATCTATGGCTTGCTTGCCTTTATCGGTAATCTCAAAATCGCCTCTACACCCGCAGCAGCACCCCTCCACCAAGCCCTTTTTGATTAAGGAGCGCATTTTGGCGAGAATTAACTTTTCAGGCGTTCGGCCTTTTTCTGGAAATGCCCAAAATATACGAGAAGGATTTTCATCCAAGAACCGTAAACACCAATGGCCTTCTGGATTACAGAACCTACCACATCTTTGGTGAGGTGAATTATATTTCGTTAAGTGCCGAAGTATCGGAGAGTCTGGTATATCTTTTACTTGCATTTCTTCTCCGGCAACTTCGCCAACATCTGCCGCCGGGCTTCTGCTTGCCAGGTGGATTTGAGGGCTAGTAGGCGTTGCTTAGCTTCGTCTATTGACAAACTGCCAGGTAAAAACGGGTTGCCCTCTGGATTCTCATCGGTCTTCAAACTGTCCACCTTCTGAAGTATCTCGTCCAAATCCCCATCTTCTGCTTGTGTGGGTTTGGGGTGGGAGGCGAGTCTCAAATGCCAATCTATGTGCTGCTGCTGTTCATGCGTTGTCGCATATTCTTTACCACAAGAACAGCGCATTGCGACTGAATTGGGTACTAGCGAAAAAACATGTTCTTCGTTCTGATTGTTGGGGTGGGTCATTTGCTTATAGTCCTTTCTTTAGAAAATAGCAGCGGATGCCATTTATCTATAAAACGCTTAAACTTAGCATCATAAATATATTCTGAGTAGTGCTTAGTTTTTAAGCGTATCCCCGAACCGTAGTAACCGAAAGCGTGGCCGGTTGTGTAGCTGCACCTGTTCTTATTGGGTGCAAATGTAATCATTCGCAGGTTATCGCCAAAATACGCAGGCTCGATACCTATATGTATATCAGACCCATCAACTCCGGCATCAACACCGCCAAAGTCTAATGATGTACCCTTAAAAAATGTTTCATAGCACTCTTTAGAGCAAGTATTTATACTTGCATCGAATGATTTGTCGCCAGTAGATTGGCCGTTCATTAGCTCAGGATCTGGATTTCCAAGGCCCGTAATCGCTCCGCTGCGCCTAACCATTGGTGTCGCCTGTATCTGCATTACTATTGTCTGTCATAGCTCCTCAACCTCCCCATTTGACCATTCCACACGAGTACCGTAATCGGGGTGTGAATAGATGTGAATTTTGTATAAGTTCTCAAGTTTATCCCACCAAACTGAACTACCCTCACCAACTAACCATCTTTGGGCTACTCGGCCATCAGAGAATACACACATCTCAAACTGTGGCACATCAGGCTCGTTGTATGAGTCTTTTTCGATGTCTGGTTTTAAGTCTTTAGCCTTAGTTCGATAAACGATTGCTGTTCTAATTTTGCTCATCTTTCTCTCCTCTCCTAATTAAATTGGTCTAAAGGGTTTACTTATTTATGGGTGGGGGCTACTGAACTTGCTTAATGGTCATCTTAGTAGTGCCACACGCAAACGGATTGTTAGAGAAATAGAAGTACGGTGGAATATTTACCTGTACTTTTTTGCCTGAACCAACCAATTCAGCTATTTGCTTTCCGGCCTTACTGTCAGACTTCACACAAAAACTTGGTTGTTCGTCGGTGCCAGCGTTTTGGCTAAAACGAATATGTGCGGTGGTGTAACCAAACGCGCTATCTGATGAGTAGATGTAACCGCTTAGGTGTGTACTCGACACCTGGATATTCAGAGAGAGTAAAAACGAGATAATCCATATGACACCGAACACCCAAAATAGGATTGCGCCATAGAAATTTCCTTCGTAGCCATCCTTTACCCGAGTAACTAGCCAAAGTATCCCGCCAGTTAACGCTATTAGACCTGTGATTATTGCTGTTATTAACATTGTTTTCTCCCTTACTTAATATTTCGTATAGCAGCAGACTGGACCGCCAGCTCCTTATGCAGCGCCTTCATGTCGGTATATTTACCGTACTCAAACGCCTGGCCCTTTCCACAACTACATTTGCGGTACAGGATGGCTTTGTCGCCTGCCGTACCGGCATAGTTTTTGTGGACTTTGACGATACGGAACAGTTCGATTGTCTCGTAGTTATGTTCGTGCTTTTCGTTCATGTTGTCCTTTCATAGCAACAGGCTGGACGGTATGAGCCTAGAGTCTGTTGCCCCCATGACCATTACGATCTGGTGAACTCACGCCCTCCGGGCTGCTGCTATTTTGCTTAAAGCTCTGTGGTGCTGGCGCTAACACCGTTTAGCTTGTGATGTGACACTCCCTCGGGGCATACTAAACGGCCACATGTAGCTGCCAGCATACAAAGCTCTAAGCTGTGATTGAGTACCTGCTACAGCCTTACTACCAGCACTACTGCACTCAATCTTGTTAATGTACTTGCTAGCGGCTTTTAACGTCATCCGCTACAGGACGTTGGATAATTTACCCAATACAGCCTTATTAATTTAGTTACTGCGGCGTTCAATCCAGCACCACAGGCATAACTTCTCGTCTGTTCTATGATCGTAGTAGTGGGCCGGTTGACCGCAAGGACAGATCATTGTTTCGGTAACAGCCGATAGATTATGTGGTTCACTGTCCTGACCGGGCTGATCGGACGGGGCCAGCGGGTTAGTCGGGGCTTCGGCGTGGCTCGTGGCTTTTCGTATCGTAGGGTATAGGTATCAAGCGGGCTTTTGGTCATCTTGGGCTTTCTTCTGCGCCCGGTAGCGACGCTTGTATTCACGTTGGTAGTTGCGGTAGTGTTCTGCGTTCTCGGCCCGCCACTTCTGGTTTCTGAGCCGGGCCTTTTGTTTATCTTCGGCCATTACTTCACCTTTGGTCCACGGCGGCTGATCCGGCCACCCTTGGCACCGGCGATACGAGCCAGTTCCCGGTTAGCATAAAAGCCGCCGGTGCGGCCGTTCTTGCCACCCTTGGCTCCGATCCGGGCGTAGTAGTCTTTACCGTATTTCTGTATGTTAGTGTCGCGGGCCATCAGGCCGCCTTCTTTGGTTCCGGACATGTTAGTCCTCCTTCTTAATTTGTTTGTGACGGCTGCCGTTTTTGATTCGGCTGATTAGGGCCGGCGACACGTTGTACTCTTTGGCTAGGTCAACCCGAAACTCTACCATTGCTCGCCGTCTAATATCTGCTACTTGCTTCTCGGTTAGTGTGCTTTTTCTGCCCATAACTTCTCCTTATAGTGCATTAACTACAGTGAAATTATCACCGTACTGTTTTGCTGCATTGTTGTAGGCTACTGCTGCTTCTTTTTCTGTGTCGTATGCACCCCAGTACCTTTTACTTCCAGATTTAGGGAACTTAGCGTACACGGCCCATTTGATCTTCTTGTATCGTTGTGTCCGTGAAACGCCGTAAAACCGACTTGTCTTATTGGGGAGCTTTGTTTTGTTCCTGGCATTTTGTTCTGGTGTGCAAACTCTAAGGTTCTTTCGGCGGTTATCTAACTTGTCCCTGTTTATATGGTCGATGTGACCATCACTATCTAGGACAAGCTTGTGCAGCCTTTGAAGCCGACCATCTATCCTAGCAATCGCATAGCCGCTAGAATCCACGCACCACCGATACGCCAGAAGCTCATCGAGCATGTCTAATGGCACTTTTGTTATGCCGACTACCGAGCATGACTTATTCCTTAGGTCAATCTCTCCGTAATTTGCTTTAGTTCGGTAGGAGTTTGGGTCTCCGTACACTCGGCTTTGTGGACTACCGTACTTTTTCAGCCGGTAATAATGGTAGCTACAGTAGCCCTTGCAGAAATACTTGATACCGCTTTTGTCAGCAATACCGTTTCGTTTACAGCCTTCTATAGTACAGCTCTTATATTTCATCTAAGTCTTTACTCATCTTTCTGGCATTACACTCGGCGCATGTGGGCTTAAAATTGTTCGGGTCGGTTCTGAGGTCTGGTCGTCGGACTTTACTCTTAACGTGTTCGGCCATGAGGTAGTCGATTTTCCGGTGGCAGATGTAGCACTCGTAGTAGCCCTGATGGTCTGCTTGCTGGGTTTTCTTCCACTTGGCGACGGCTTTGGCCGTTTCTTTGCCGACCCGGCCGATTTTGTTCATTGGTTTATGAGCGGTCAGTCGTGGCCGGGGTCGGTAGGGGCAATGGAAGCGGCTGTGCCACTCCGAGCCACACTCTTTGCAGGGTTTAGCTTTTAGATCGGGCATTTGCAAGCAATCCGTGACTTTGGTTTGTGTGGTAGCTGAGGACGATGGCAGATTAAACAGATTCGTTCCACTAGCCTAGCCATCTTGCTTGTCTCCCAGATAGACATAGCGGTAGAGACCGGGCTTTTCGTACTGTGAAACAATAACGTGGCCTTCCTTGCGGAGTTCAAAGATACGGCTCGATACGCCGGTACCGTAGTCGCGCATGATTTCTGCCGTGGTAAGTTCGCCTTTTTGTTTGAACATCTGTAACAACGTTTTCTTCTTGCTGATACGCCGTTTCATTTCTTCTCGCATATCCGGGTGCTTGCGCGGTCGTCGGATCCGGTCTAATACGTTAGTCATCTTCACCCTCCTCGTCCTCAATGCCGTCATAGATCATATCTACTAGGTCGTTCAGGACTTCTTTTATGTCGTCACGGTTAAAATCTTCGATTACCCATTTAGCGATAGTCTCAATGTCGCCTTTAGTGCCAACACCGAGGTATATCTTTTCGTCGTGGCTCATGTGCCTCACCCCTTCTGTTAGTACGGTGTATCCTCTTCTTCGGGCGCCTCGTCGGGTTCTTGCCAATCGTCCCGCTTGAACACCTTGCACCAACCGTCGCCTAGTGGGGTCGAGTCGAGCTTGATCGTCATGTTGGTCAGGTGCGGGCTGGCAAAAACCGTACCGATCTTGTGGTAACGGTTGCGCTCCTTGCCGTCCTTCATGTATTTGCCGGTCACTACCGATATATCGGCGTAGGGCCGTAGCTTCTTTTCTTCCATTTACCCCTCCTTCTTGAAGCCGAACTCCGGCAGTTTATCGTGTGTCGCAAAAGCGGCGATCAGTTGGTTTACCATGTTGTCGGCTTGCTGCTGAAACGCTAGTTGGTCATCGACCTCCGGCTGGACTTCTTGGCGTGTTACCGTAATGACGTGCATCTGGTAGTCGCCTAGCTCAGGGCTGATGCGGTCGTCGTATAGAACGAAGTACAGCGTTTGCAGGTGTTCGTTGACGACGAAGTAGTGTATTACTTGGTCACGAAACCAGGTGGTACCCTCGTTCGGCACCGAATTGATACCTTTGTAGTCGTCCTTGACCCGAGCAACTAAGTCCTTGTAGATAAACTTCAAATGATTAGCGCTCGACAGGCACTTGGCTTCGGCGGCCCAGCTTGGCTGATCGCTGTCCTCACACCCGTCCGGTGACACATAGATGTTGTCGTTGCTGTCGCTGACCCAGACACATGACTCGGCCTTTAGTTTCAGGTTGTACTTCTCGGCGAGTTTTGCAATCGCCACGGCTTCCAGCCGGTGGCCTCGGTCAATCGGTGCTTCACCACCGGCGTTGTCGGCCACTCGTTCGGCTAGCATTGTCCAGACACCTTGGGGGGTGCGGTCAGCTCCCCGGCTAAGTGGCTTCATGGTCTTGGAGTTGCTGCCGCCGATCTTGCCTTTACGAAACTCCAGCCATTCTTCGCTGTTCTGATTTATGCTTAGGATTTTCATTGCTTGACCGCCTTAGCTTTCGCAATGAATTGCGACTGACGTACAGTAGCCGGTTCGTCATCAATCGGCTCATAGGTCACGTCGTCAGCACCCGAGTCAGCGGTTGCCTCTAACTCGGCCACATCTTCCCAGCGCTCGACGGCTTGCGGCAGCGCCCAGTTTGGTAGCTGGGGCTGGACGGCCAGTTGCTTGTGGTCGTTCAGTTCAACCCAGACGTTCGGTAGGTAGTATAGATACCGGCCAATGCCCCAGGTAGCAGCGGCTCGTTTAAGGGCGTCGCTGGCACCTCCCTTAATCGGTTCGACTTTGGTGTTACCGGCAGCGTTGGACTTGGTAATCCACTGGTCGCCAATCTTAATTGACAGTTCACAGATAAACCCACCGTCCATCGGTATGTATTTATCCTGCCAGCCATCGACCCCACAGACGTCATCGAGTCGTTTCATGACTTCTCGGCTGTCGATGTAGGCGAGGGCAATGCCTTTCGTCTTGTCTTTGTTGGTGGCACCGACGCGCCACTTCACAAACTTCGGGTCAAAGGGATTCTTCAGTTGTTTGAGTAGGGTTTCTTGTACGTCTCGGCTCATGTTTACTCCTTACTGTGGCTTAGAGCCACGCTTGTGATGCCTTTGTTACCGGGCGGCGTTCCTGAAGAACTTACTCAGCAGCAGGGCGGCCGGTACCAGTACGAATGCGCCCGATACGATCAGCACGTCTTGCCCCCACGCCGGGTAGGCTTGGGTGTACGCCTGGTAGAGCGCAAACAAACTGGTGACGAGCAGGGCTGTACCCTCGGCGAATGTCCACAGACCCTTGATGGTCAGGACGAAAGCTGAATGGGCCAGCCGGTCTTTTGCCAGCTCGGCCTTTTTGGCTTTAATCTCTTTCTCGATAGCGGTTTTACTCATAGTTCCTCCTAACGCAGCACCAGCTTGCGGCTGGTCTTAATCGGTTCCTCATCGTAGGTAATAGTGTCGTGCCACCCGTCATAGTCGTCGTCGGTGTAGCACCAGGCGCTGCACTTCATGCAGACCAGGACGCTCCGGGGCGTACCGGCCAGCAAAAAGTCGGTCGGGTCGTACAGTTCCGGTTCGTTTGTGGCATGGTTGCAGGTGCCGTTGACGACAATGCTGATGTCACCGTCGTCCCAAATATCCGGTTCAATGGTTGTCACAGGTATCTTCATAGTTATCTCCTTTGTCGGTTGCTAAGTCAGTCATTACAGGGCATGTCTGCTTCCACACCCTGGAAGCACTGACCTAACGGTTAGTGCTGCACGAGCGCCAATGACGAACGGCCGGGGCTTAGTAATCCGGCACGGTCGTCCACCAATGGCGCTCGTGATCTCACCACCATCGGTTGCCACGCCAGAACGCAAAAGCGCTCCACCAACCGCCGTAACGGTTTTCGGCGTATCTGTAACACCATTTCAACTGTGTAACCGGGTTTGTCTTGTAATCCCGGCCGACGCTGGACATCTTACTGGCTGGATAGGCTTGGCATAGCCCATAGGCTCCGGTGCTGGCATTAGTTGCTCGAGGGTTCCAGGACGACTCGTGGCTGACGATGTAGGACACCGCCGCCCAGTCGTTCTCGGGTATACCGGCCCGGATCATAAGGGCTTCATGTGGTGATATGACCGCCAGCTCCTTGCGGGGTTGGTCGGTCGGTGGTTGCAGCGGACTGAGCGCTATCGGGGCAATGGCTGCCACTTGGGGGTTGCCTGGCTGGTGCGGTGTCCTTGCTGCTGAATTGTGAAGGTTGGGTGCGTACCAAATTAGGAGCGCACCTAATAAGGCTGTAATGAGGTATCTCATTCAGTCTCCTGTGGTGTTTGACCGAATAACTCCACCCCGGTCATAGGTCGCTCAAGCTAGTTATCTTCGGGGTACTGTTTGGGTCGATACCCGAGTACCATGCTCGAAGTGTTCGCTTGGTTGTTTACTCTGTTGAGGTCACAGCCTTCATGCCACGACCTCAAGTAAATAAAAAACCCTGCGGTGTACGCAGGGTGAAATGTCCATTACTGTGCGAGGGTAGTAAAAAACCGGAGATAACCCCGGTTGATACTACCATCCAAACATAGGTGTCATGTTTGGTCACATAAAGC